CGTGGTGGAAGTTTCGCGAAGAGCTCGACCCCGATCAGGTGGGCGGCTCGGTTATTTGTCTGCCGCCTGATCCTGAGCTTCGGTCTGATCTGTCTGCGCCAACTTATGAAGTAGCGGCGCGGGGCATTCTGATCGAAAGCAAGGACGATCTGCGGAAGAGATTGGGCCGCTCTCCGGGCAAAGGCGATGCTGTCGTGATGTGCCTTTCCGAAGGCAACGCCGCAGTGAAACGAGCCTTGAACAATTCCGGGCCGCGTCAGACTTCCGCAAATGTCGGGTATTCGCACCTAAAAACGAGGCGTTCATGACCAGTCTATTCGCGCGACCCGCGCCAACGCCAAACCCGGAACCAAAGCCCGCCGCCCCGATGCCGGACAGCGAATCCGCTGCGGTTGTTGAGGCTCGCCGCAAGGCACAGGCCGACATCATGGGCCGGGCCGGGCGATCTTCAACCATCCTCACGGCGCCAAAGGACCGCGGCGGGGATTATTCGTCTACAGCTCTTGGGGCGGGTTCATGAACGGTCGCGCCGAACCCCTCGAATGGGTGACCGTAAATCGTCACCTGCAGAGCGTTGGCACTGCGACATGCGACGTGTCGCACCTGATCCTGCAGGCCGACATCTTGCGCGAGGAAGAGCGAAATAGTCGCGGCGCGGAAATGCTGATGAACGCCGCTCGGGTTGTGCTGGATCATCGACGGTTGGCGCGCATGCGCGCTTCTGAGCAGCTTCGCCGTAAACCAAAACGAGTCGCATGAGCAACGCCCGCGTTCAAGAGCTTGTCAAACAAGGTGACAGGCTGTTCGCAAAGCGCGGCTCGCTGCTCTCGCTATGGCAGACCATGGCCGAGAACTTCTATCCGCTCCGCGCCGATTTCACCCAAACCCGCTACGTCGGCTCGGAATTCGTCACCAACCTGATGACCGGCCGGCCCGTGCTGGCGCATCGCGATCTTGGCAATTCCTTGTCCGCCATGCTTCGACCTCGCGGCACGGCATGGTTTCATGCCCGAACAGGGGATGAGGATATCAATTCGGACGCCACGGCCAAGAAATGGCTGGACGCCAAATCGGACGTGATGCGCCGCGCCATGTACGATCGGCGCGCACAGTTCATACGGGCGACCAAGCAGGGCGATAACGATTTCGTCGCGTTTGGTCAGACCGTGATTTCGGTCGATCCGAACCTGTACGGCGACGGGATGCTGTACCGCAACTGGCATCTCAAAGATGTGGCGTGGTGCGAGAATTCCGAGCTGGTGATCGATAATATTCACCGAAATTGGAATCTCGAAGCGCGGGCGCTCACGAAGCTGTTTAAGAATACGGTCTCGTCTCTCGTCACAAGGATGGCAGAGAAAGAGCCGTTCCGTGAAATCAAATGCCGGCATATCATTGTTCCAGCCGATCAATACGACCTCGAGGTTAAGCCGAAAAACCCGTCCCGGTTTCCATTCGTCTCGCTCTCCATCGACATTGAGCACGATACGATCTTGGAGGAGAAGCCGGCGAAGCGGTCGAACTACGTCATTCCCCGATGGGTGACGGTTTCGGGTTCGCCCTATGCGTTCTCGCCCGCAACGGTCGTTGCTCTCCCTGATGCACGGTTGTTGCAGCAGATCACGTTGACCTTGCTGGAGGCCGGACAGAAGGCGGTTGATCCGCCGTGGAAAGCCACTTCAGAAGCCATACAAGGTGGCGTGAACAGCTTTGCTGGCGGCATCACCTGGGTTGACCCGGAATATGATGAGCGCGGTGGCGCGGCTCTGGAGCGCTTGCAGGATGGCTCTGGCGATTTGTCCTGGGGCGATGCGCGCGAGGAGAAAATCGAGAAGATGATATCCGAGGCGTTTTTCCTGAACGTCATCAATCTTCCCGAGGCCGCGCAAGGCGACAAGATGACAGCCTATGAAACCCAGCAAAGGGTGGAGGAGTATATTCGCCGGGCTTTGCCGCTCTTTGAGCCGATGGAAGTCGAATACAACGGCGGGCTGTGCGAGCAGACTTGGAATGTCTCCATGGACCTTGGCCTGTTCGGCTCGTTCGAGGACATGCCGGACATTCTTCAGGGCCGTGAAATCAACTGGCAGTTCGAAAGCCCGCTGCAGGCCGCCAACGATAGAGTGAAATCCACGGCGTTTACGCAATCAGCGCAATTGCTGGCAGAGGCAGCCCAACTCGATCCGAACGTGCGCTATGACCTCGATATCGATACTGCGTTCCGCGATGCGCTGGGCGGCGTTGCGCCTGCGAAATGGATTGTGGACAAGAAAACTGCAGATGCGAACAAGCAGCAAGCCGCAATGCAGCAGCAGGCAGCGGCAGCGGCTCAGGCATTGGCAACCGGCGCCGACGTGGCAACCAAGATGGGAACGGCTGTTCAAAGCGCTGGCGATGCGGCGCAATCGGTACAGGCGGCTAGGGCAGGGGTGGCGGCGTGAGCGAGCATTCATTTATTATGAACATCGTCTGGCATCGGATTGTCAGGCCGGAAGGCGCTTTCGTTCGCGAGGATACCGATGGCGGTGTCGTTGAATATGGTCCGATGCCTGAGGCGATGATGCTGCCGTTGATCGCCGAGCGCAAAGTATTTTTCGAAAGTCTGTTCGCTCGGCAGGTTGAAACCATGCTTGACCGGCAGACGGCTTATCCGATGGTATGACCAAAAAACCGCCCGAGCCATGGTCCTCATTCGAGGCCGACAATGCCGACACCGCCGCAATTCAGGCCCTCGCGGCCGGCGTAGCGAATGAAGGCCAGCAGAAATACGCGCTGTCGCTCATCATCAATCGGATTTGCGGGACTTACGACATGTCTTTCCGTCCCGGCGATGAACACGCAACCTCGTTTGCGGAAGGCAAGCGGCACGTCGGCAACCAGATCGTGCGCCTGACCAAGATAGCAGTTAAACCGAAAGCATAGGAGCCTTTATGGCCGATGACGACAAGGGCGCCGATACCGGCGCTAAGGACACTGGCGCTGCGGACAAGGGTGGCGCGGATACCGGAACGAAAGATGCCGGGACGATTCTGGCCGGGGCCGACAAAGGCGCGGCCGATACTGGCGCTGACAAAGGCGCAGCGGATGACAAAGGCAAGGCAACCGATACGTCGCCTGACTGGCGCGCTCGCCTTGCGGGTGACGACAAGGACTTCGCCAAACAGCTCGGCCGCTATTCGGACGAAGCCGCATTCGGCAAGGCATATCGCGCCCTGCAAACTAAACTGTCATCCGGCGAGTTCAAAAAGGCCCTGCCTGAAGGCGCGAGCGCGGAAGAACTCGCGACATGGCGCAAGGAAAACGGCCTGCCGGACAAGGCAGAAGGCTATGTCGAGAAACTGGAATTGCCCAAGGGCCTCATCATCGGGGAGGCCGATAAGCCTATCGTAGCTGAGTTCGCCGCGGCTGCACTGGAAGGCAATGTCGATCCCAAGCAGTTTAACGGCATGGTCGCCAAGTATTACGATATTCTCGACAAACAGCGCGCGGCTCAGGAAGATGCCGACGCCGCGTTCAAGACGGAATCCGAGGAAGCGCTGCGAACGGAGTGGCAGGGTCCGGAGTTCCGCCGCAACCTGACCGCGGTCAATAACCTGATCGCGACATGGTCGGAAGGGCTGGCAACGAACGTTCTCGCGGCGCGCGGGCCAGATGGTCGTAAGTTGGGTGACAGCCCGGCGCTCATCAAGCAACTCGCCGCGCTCGCTGTCGAACTTAATCCGACCTCAACTCTTGTTCCAGCTGGCACAACCGACCCCGGCAAGACGGTGGCCGCGGAGTTGGAATCCATCCGCGAACTTCGCCGGAACAACCCGGACGAATACGCGAAGAACGAAAAGAAACACGAGGCTCGTGAGATTGAGCTTATCGAAGCGCAACTGAAACTTCAGAAGCGCAACGCCGCCTAATTCGCCGCTTAAGCGTTTGAGCGCCGGACACCCCGTAAAGGCCCCGGAAAGAAACGCAATCCACGCCAAAGGAAAGCCCCTCATCTAATGAACTCGGCTCCTGCAAAGGACACCCCGAGTCCGTTTGCATGCGGACACCCCGGACAGAGGCAACCCCTGAAACGAAAGGAAATATGAAAGGGACATCCCATGTCCGTCGAAGCTGCACAGGTCCAATACCGGCAGGCTTTCATCGATCAGTTTGAAAGCCGCACCTCCATCTTCCGAGCCATGACCACCAAAGAATCCATGACGAAGGGCCTTCAGGCCACCTTCCTTGTGGCTGGGTCCGGCTCTGATACCGCTGTCACTCGCGGCACCAACGGCCAGATTCCCTACGGCAATCCGACCAACACGCAAGTTACCGCGACGTTGGTCGAGAAGCATGCGCCCTATGAACTCACTGACTTCAATATCTTCGCAAGTCAGGGCGATCAGAAGGCGATCATGCGCAAGGCATCGATGAACGTCATCAATCGCGACATCGACCTGACGTGCCTGGCCGAACTCGCCAACGCAACCATCGACACCGGAGCCTATGCCACGGCGTCGTTTGCCATGATCCAGAAGGCCAAGGCTTACCTCGGCAACAACTCGATTCCCATCGAGGAGGCGGATAATATGTTCGCCGTCGTCTCCCCGGGCTTCATGGCCTACCTTGAACAGACCACGGAGTTTGCATCGTCCGACTATGTGGACGTGAAGCCGCTTGTCGGACCTGTCCGAAAGATGCTGCGGTTCTCCGGTGTCAACTGGGCCATGTCCTCGTTGGTAACCGGTATCGGCACCTCGACCGAGCTTGGCTACATGTTCCACCGTGACGCCTTCGGCTACGCGGTGAACGTCGGCGAGGACTCGATCGATATCGGCTATGACGCGAAACAGAACTCGTCATGGTCGCGGGCTTCGATCTATCACGCCGCCAAAATCCTGCAGAACACGGGCATCGTGCAATTGAAGCACGACGGCTCCGCGTTCGGCCTGTCATAAGGAGAACGACACATGGCTTACGACGCAACTGTCTCTCAGCCGGTGCTTGTTGCCGGCGGCATCGGCGGCGGCATTCGCATCTGGACTTATCAGTCCGTGGATGCCGTCACCCTCGTTCGCGTCGCCGGGTATTTCACCGATGGGTGGAAGCTCGGCATGCGGAAGAACGACATCGTATTCGTCCTCGATAATGACGCCTCTCCGATCACCGGCTCGATTTGCTGGGTGTCGGCGGCCTCGGCAACGAGCGTCGATCTTTCGGACGGCGTGACCATCACCGGCACCAACTCCGACTAACCCACGATGGGCGGGCGGCATGGTGCTGCCCGCCCTTTTCTTCAAGGACGACACATGACCGAAACCAAGAAGTTCAGAGAGAGCAATTTCGGCCTGGCCGAGTTCAAGCGAAACGTCTGGCACCTCAAGCTTGAGGAGAACGAGTCGTTCGACGACGCAACCAATGGTTCGAGCTGGTCGAACCTTGTCGCCAAGATCGTCGGCCACGACAAGAGCCGCGGCCCCGGCGATCGCATCGAAGTCTGGAAACCGGATACCGGCGCGTCTGGCGAAATGATCATCACCGAAGTAGGGCCGGGCTATGTCCGCGCCAATTTCATCCGGGCTTATGAGCCGAAGGCAATCGAGGTCCCGGACGACGTGCCGTTTACGACCCGCTGGAACGTCGGCAAGCGCCGGCATGAAGTGCTGCGCAGGGCTGACAACCAGATCATGGCCAGCGACTTCCAGTCCAAGGAAAAGGCCGTGGAATGGATTGCCGATCACATGGCCAAGATGAAGGTCGCTGCGTAAGTGACAACGAAACTCGAACTCTACAACGACGCGCTGCTCATTCTTGGTGAGCGCAAACTTGCGTCTTTGTCAGAAAACCGGGAGCCCCGCCGGGCCTTGGATGACGCTTACGACAAGGCGGTGGATTACTGCCTAGAGCAGGGGTATTTCAATTTCTCGATGCGATCGGTGCAGATCGATTCATCCGCAAGCGTCGTCCCTGCCTTCGGATATAGTTTCGCCTTTGTGAAGCCCGGCGACTTCATCCGCATGTACCGCCAGTCTCAGTTTCCCCAGCTCGAGCCGCCTTTACTCAATGTGACGGACGAACCGGGCTACTGGTACGCGAATTGTGACCCGCTCTATGTCAAATACGTTTCCAACGACACGGCTTACGGGAAAGACCTCTCGCTTTGGTCCGAGACGTTCGCCGATTACGTCGCGATGCGCCTCGCGCTCAAGACATGCAAGCGCATCACGGGCAAGGAGCCAGACGACGTCCTGATCAAGGGAGAGAAAAAGGCCCGCATGGATGCGCGGGCCAAGGACGCCATGAATGAGCCGCCCGGCTTTCCTCCCACCGGGACATGGGTGCAGGCGCGACGTAGTTTCAATTCCGGGTCGCGCCGGGACGATCCGTTCAACTAAATGGCCAAGCAACACGCGCCGCTGCTAGCCTTCAACAGAGGCGAGATATCCAAGTTCGCACTGGCGCGCGTTGACGTTGAGCGGATGCGCCTGTCCGCAGAGGAACAAATCAACTGGGCGCCGTGGGTGCTTGGCCCGATGATGCTACGGCCCGGCCTGCAGTATTGCGGCGAAGTGCGCAACGACGCGCCGAGCCGGCTCATCCCGTTTATTTTCTCCAATGATGATCTCGCGTTGCTGTCTCTTACAGATTCCGCGATGCGCATCTGGACCGTCTCGGGCGACACAGAAACGGTGGTTACGCGACCTTCCGTCGCAACGACCGTGCCGAGCGGGGATTTTTCATCAAGCTCCGGATGGACGTTGGTTGCAACAGGCTCGGGTGCCATATCGGCGGTGTCCGGCGGCTTGCTTCAGATGGCATCCCCGGTCGCGGGAGGATTAGCCCAAGCCAAGCAGGGCGTTACGATAGCAGTCGGCGATCGGAACATTCGCCATGGGTTTCGCATCGTCGTCGCTCGCGGGCCTGTCAGGTTTCGTGCTGGTTCATCGGATGGCCTAGACGACTATATCAGCGAAACCACGCTTGACACGGGCACACACTCACTTTCCTTTATCCCAACCGGTGCAACGGTATACCTGCAGATCGAAACGATCACGGCGCAGCTTAAGCTCGTCGATTCGATTACGATCGATACAGCCGGCGCTCTGGATATTCCGACCAGCTGGACGGCGGCCGATCTGCCTTATGTGCGGTTTGCGCAGTCCGGCGATATCGTATTCGTCGGCTGTCAAGGACAGCAGCAGAAGAAAATAGAACGGCGTGGCGTCAATTCATGGTCCGTCGTGACTTACAAGTCGGATGACGGCCCGTTCCAAGGCTCCAACACAACCGACATCACCTTCACGCCGGCCGCGCTCTCGGGCAATACCACGTTGACGGCGAGCCGGGATTATTTCAGGCCATCACATGTTGGCGCGCTGTTCCGGCTGTTTTCTTCGGGTCAAACGACAAGTGACAGTGTGGCCGGCGCTGAAACGTTCGGGGCTGCCATTCGCGTTACGGGGGTTGGCTCGGACCGGACCTTCAATCTCGCAATCACCGGGACATGGTCCGCAAGCATCGTCCTGCAACGCTCCCTGCTTTCGGATTCGGCCGGCTTTACCGATGTTGAAGCGTTCACCAGTAACGTCACCAAGCCTTATACGGACGGTCTCGATAATTCGATCATCTGGTATCGTCTCGGCATCAGGGCCGGAAACTACACGAGCGGGACGGCTGTTCTTGCCCTGACCTATGGCGGCGGCGGTGCAGCGGGCATCGCACGGGTCACGAATTACCAGTCTCGCACTGTGGTAGAGGTGGAAGTCCTCACGGTATTTTCCAGCCTGACGCCGACGACGGACTGGAGCGAGGGCGACTGGAGTAATCTTGTCGGCTGGCCATCCGCTGTAAGGTTTCATGACGGGCGGCTGTGGTGGGCGGGACGTGACCGGATTTGGGGCTCTGTGTCGGATGCTTATTATAGCTTCAATATCGACACGATAGGCGATGCCGGCCCGATCAATCGATCCGTGGGCTTTGGGCCGGTGGATAGGATCGAATGGCTCTTGGACCTGACGCGGCTGATCGTCGGCAGGCAGGGCGCGGAAACGTCGGTCAGGTCCGGCTCGTTCGATCAACCGTTGTCTCCAACCAATTTCACATTGAAGGATTGTTCGACCCAAGGTTCCGCTCCGATCGCCGCGGTGAAGATCGATACCCGCGGCGTATTCGTGCAGCAGTCCAACCGCAGGGCGTTTGAACTCGGCTTCAGTGTCGAGAGCCAGGACTATAACGCGCACGATCTGACCAGGCTAAATCCGGACATCGGCTCGGAAGGCTTTGTCGATCTTGCGGTGCAGAGACAGCCGGACACGCAATTGCATTTCATTCGGGGTGATGGTCAGGTCGCCGCACTGTTGCATGACACTGCGGATTCGGTTGAGGCGTGGTGGCGGATCGATACGAGCGGCGAGATCGAGAACGTAGCCGTTCTGCCGGGCGCGTTGGAAAACAGGGTCTATTACGTCGTCAAGCGCGTCATCGGAGATACCGCCAGACGTTACTTTGAAAAGATGGCGAGGCGGGACCAGTGTTATGGCCTGCCGGAAGCGCGGCTTGCCGATAGTCATATCATCTATTCAGGGGTTGCGACGACAACGATCAATGGCCTAGGCCATCTGGAAGGGCAGCAAGTTGTCGTTTGGGGCTGGAATACCGTCACCCCGTTTACTGCGACCATGCCCGATGGTTCAACGCAGATCGTCGGCAAGGATTTGGGGACGTTCACTGTCTCGGGTGGGCAGGTCTCAGGACTGGCCAGCGCGGTCACCAACGCGTGTGTCGGTTTGGGTTACTCTGCTACGTTCAAGTCCGCAAAGCTCGCCTACGCGGCTCAGATGGGCACAGCACTGACCATGAAAAAGAAGGTCGATCGGGTCGGATTGATCCTCGCAAACACGCATAATCAGGGCCTCGAATACGGCCAGTCCTTTGAGACCATGGACGACATGCCGTTGGTCGAGAGCGGTGAAGTTCTCGACACCAATATCGTTTGGGAAGATTACGACGAACCGTTGATCACTGTGCCCGGGAGTTGGGATACCGACGCGCGACTGCATCTCAGAGCGACGGCGCCGCGCCCCTGTATGGTGCTGGCGGGGGTTGTCGATATCACGACGCATGAGACATGAACAATCTCTTGAGCCTGCCAGTCGTCCGGCCAGCAACGCGGGCTGACATTGATAGTTTGATTGATGAAAAGCTTCCCTATCGAGTGCGGGCGTATGCGGTCGAGGATCATGAAGGCAAGCTTTTGGGAGTGGGCGGATTTGCCTATCAACCGAACGACACGATAGCGGCCTTTGTTTTGAAGGCTCCCGGTGCTGAGAAATATAAGATCGCGCTGCACAGGGCCGGATTGATGGCGATGCAGGACGCAAAACGGCTGGGTTATCGCCGCATCGTCGCTCTGGCCGAGAAAACAAATCCGGCAGCGGAACGCTGGCTGGCTCGATTGGGATTCAAGCAAGTCATGGTCGAGGGTCAGACAGCTTGGGTGTGGGAGGCTAACTGATGTGGAAAGCCTACCGTCACTGGAAAGGTGAAGTTGACGTTTTCGATCCCATGACCATGACGGCGCTGACCGTCGCTGGTGGGGCATTGAGCGCAGGGGGTACGCTGATCGGCGGTCAGGCCGCTTCACAGGCAGGCGATAGCGCGAGGGGCGCGCAGTATTTCAAGGCCACGCAAGAGGACATGGCGGCACAGGAAAGCCGCGCGGCGTCACAACGCGAAGCTTTGGACAAGGGACGCCAGACTACGTTGGTATTGTCCAAGCTGCAGGCCGGCGCTGCTGGGTCGGGCGGCGGCGCATCCGATCCGGGCGTTCTCAATCTTGCCGGCGATATTGCGGGCCGTGGCGAATACGAAAGCCTGCTCGATATGTTCAAGGGGGAAAACAGGGCGCGAGGCCTGCAGGACGAAGCGATCGGATCAAGATTGACCGGTGACGCTGCCAAGGCGGAGGGTGATGCAAAACGTAGCGCGTCGTATCTGTCCGCGGCTGGCACGCTGATCGGTTCTGGCGGTTCGGCGTATCGGACCTATAACAAAATTCCTGATCCAAGGTACGGCTGACCGTGGCAGTCCTGCCCGATTCCACAGCCCTTGGCGGCCTGCCATCGGCCAACTCCGGCCGGCCGATCGCGACATACGACACGACGGGCTATGCGCGCGGTGCTGCTGCAATCGGCGGCGGTGTTGCAGATATCGGCAAGGGTTTATCGTCGGGGATCAAGGATGTTGCCGCAGGACAGCTTTATAAAAACGAAAAAACTGATGAACTCGATCTGGCCAAAGCGCAGGCTGACTATCTCGTAAAAACCAAAACCATCCGCGACAAACTTTCGGACGAAACTGATCCGACCGACCTCGAGGGAACCTACAAGCCGCAATTCAGGCAGGCGCAGTCGGAATCAGCCGCGCTGATCTCTAATCCTCGCGCTCGCGAGCTTTGGACGCTCAAGACGGCACCGGATGTTACCGGGCACGAACTCGCGGTTGGCGACAAGACATTCGAACTGGAGAAAACACGCGACGTTGCGAGCGCGCAGCAAAAACTCGACGATCTGCGCAACTCGGCGCTGAAAACAACCGATCCAGCCGCTCGGGCTGAATTCATAAAGACTGGGCATCAGCTCATCGGCGGTTTGGCGGATGCCGGCTATATCGACGCCACGACGGCGCAGAAGTACCGCACCAAATGGACGCAGGACTATGCCATCGGCGCGGTTTCGATCATGCCGGCGGAAGATCAGATCAAGGTACTCAGTCCGTCCATTCAGGGACGCGATGCTATTCTTGATCGAATCGGTGGAGTAGAAAATGCGACGGGCAATCCTGCGGCGCGCAATCCTAATTCGACTGCAATGGGGAATTTTCAGTTCACCAACAAGACATGGCTGGATACCGTAGAGGCACATCGCCCCGATTTGTTGAACGGCAGAAGCCCGCAAGCTGTGCTTGATCTCCGGGCCGATCCGAAACTATCCCGCGAAATGGCGGGGTATTTGACTGACGACAATGCAGCAGTGTTGCGTAATCAAGGCATCGCCCCGACGCCTTCGAATTTGTATCTGGCGCATTTTCTCGGCGTCGATGCGGCTGCAAAGGTGCTGAGCGCAAAGTCAGGAACGCCGGTTTCGGATATCGTAAGCCCGGAAGCGATTGCGGCTAACAAGTCCGTCCTGCAAGGAAAAACGGTCGATACGGTTGCGGCTTGGGCTTCGCAGAAAATGGGCGGCTCGCCAAAGGGCAAGGGCGACCTGATAGACTTTATCCCAGAAGATAAACGGGTGGAGATGCTTCATGCCGCAACCGAAACCGTGGCGGCAAACGGAATAGACGGCGCGCGACGCACACAGCTACAGAATCAGCAGATCAAGGATGCATCGGACGGTCGCGAGAATGAATTGCTGAAAGACCTCTACAGCGACAAGCCGACCACTACCGCCAAATCCATCGTCAACGATCCGTTGCTAACCCGCGAAGCCAAGGAGCGCATGATCGTCAAGGCGCAGCAGGCTTTGACTGATGCCAATTCGAAAGCCGACAAGACATATGGCCACGGGTTCTATGATGCCTATCAGGCGGTGCATGCCCCGGAAGGAACGCCGGGCCGCATTACCGATCCGGCCGAACTGTACAAGCGGGTTGGTCCGAAAGGGGATCTGACGGTTGCGGGCGTCGATAAGCTGGTCAATGAAATTCAGGCGCGAAAATCTCCTGAAGGTGTCGCCGAATCCGAGATGAAGAAGGTGTTTCTCGCCAACGCCAAGTCGCAGATCAGCGGCTCGGATGAAGGCTTGCACATCAAGGACCCGAAGGGCGATCAACTCTATCTGCGCTGGCTTGCTCAAGCCTTGCCTGCTTATGACGAAGCGCGCAAGGCTGGGAAGTCCGCGGTCTCGCTGTTGAACCCTGACAGCCCCGAATATGTCGGGAAGTCCATTTCAGGTTTCAAGCGACCAATGGACCAGTGGTTCAATGATGTTGTTCAAAACAGTCCGACGCATAAGGGCGAGCCTGTCTCCGCAGTATTTGATCCAAAAAAGGTGAAGTCGCTTGATGATCTTGTCTCTGCTTATCGTTCTGGAAAAGTGCCGAAGGCGATGGCCGATCAGTTGGCGATAGAGAAGGGCTGGGCCGCGCGGCGCTCGCCCGTTGAAGTATCGGTGAGCCAGTAATGGCGACGTTGCCAGGTGCTTCCGAGGATCAGCCAGCCGCACCGCCGCCGGACGTCGATGCGCTGTTCCCGGCAAAGAGCGTCGATGAATTGTTCCCCGCTTCGGTCGAGCGTGAGCGTTACCGCCGTCAAACCCTTGGCACCTCTCCAATTCAGGATTTGATCTTTGGCAACTCCGAGGTCAACCCGATTGCGCGTGTTCTGGATGCCTTTGGCCAAGGCTTTAAGCATGGTTGGGGCAGTGAGCCGGCCGGCATTTCGAAAGAAACCGCGGACCATCTCAAAAGCGCCGGCATCTTTAACGATTACGACAAAGGACAAAAGAGCATCATAAAGGCCGCGAACGAGAGCCTGTTTCGCTCTTCCGCCGTTCTGTTGGCTGATCCCATCATGCGTGGTCTGCCGGCCATGCTCCGCGGTGTGCAGGAGACCATTGCACAAACCGGCGATATGGCGGGGCAGCCGAAGATCGGACGGGAGGCTGCGGCGATGTTCGAAGCGTTCCCGACCGGGTTTAGAGCCGCTACCGGGGTTCCTCATGCGCCACCGCATCCGATGCTTGCCGAGATCGAACGCGCAAGGTCGCTGGGAGTCATAGGCGAAGGCGAGGCGGGTTATTTCGGCACCAAGCAGCCCGACGTGGCCCCGCCGATTAGCGGCCCTGACGCGGCTCCTAGGCCCTCCGGGATGCCTGTCGATTTGTTCATTGAGCGTGCCGAACCGCGGCCTCTTGAGGCGGCCGCAGCTGAGCCCGGATTGCCTGCGCCAGACACTATGCCACAGCCTGTGCCGGGCATCGCGTCTGATGTCTCTGGGAAGCTTGTTGCGGCCGGCCGGCCGGAAGCGGAAGCTCGAGCGTCTGCCCAGCTAATCGCGTCGCACTATGAAGCCCGCGCAGAGCGGTTCAAGGGCGAGCGCGGCACGGCGGAAGAACTTTACAAGGCGGAAGGCGCGGATATTCGGTCCGGTGAAGGCAAGGCTCCGGTCAGGTCCGAACCGTTGAAGCCGGAAGGCGACGCCGCACCTGTTGAAACGGGACCCAGGCCGACTTTGGCTGGCGGCGCGGCGGAATCGATCGATACCGTCCCCGAACTGAAAACCGCGTTGCGTGGCAGGGTGGCGGCCGATTCGCAGACATGGTCGCTGTACGAATTTCTCGCCAGTGAGGGCGGCCTGAAGCCAACAGCCGATCTGCACAGCATTTTTGGCAACAAGAAAGGCCCATTCGTCCCGGGCTTTGGTCCGCTGCTCCGCCCCGGTGGGCTAACGCTGGATGAGGCGCTGACCCGCGCCAAGGAGCATGGCTACCTGATCGACCCGAACGATATCCAGCATGTCGGACTGGATGCGACGCGCCAATCGGGCGAACTGACCAAATCGGTTAACGATCTTCAGGACATGATCGCGGAAGAAAGTAGGGGCCGCAGGAATTACCGCACCGATCACACGCAACCGGAGCGCAAGGTCAATCCGGAGGAGGAGCGCAATTCCATTCTGGATGCGCTGCACCGCGAGGTAGAGGCGGCAACGGGGAAAAGGCAGCATATCGATCCGGCCATTGAGGATCGGGTTGTCGAAATCGTTCAAAAAGAAGGTGGCGACGTGCATTCCGCCTTCGAA